TGCTTTTGCAAAACTGCGAGATCAATTATGAACGTAAAAACCTTTTCAAACAAGCATAAGGTAACTGGAGTTACAGCAATTGCTGTACTTGTAGCCTTGAGTTCTTGTGAATATCGAACTGCTAATTCTAGCGTCCCTTCTAATTACTCATATGAAAGCGAGCAAGTCGTTGCTTCTGAATATGAACTTCTGGCTGTTAAGAAAACTGGAGAAAAATCTGGTGAAGCAGTTATCCGCATTGACGGCTTCAAATTAAACGTGAGCTTCGATTTTGACGGTGTAGCTGATAGCTACGGCGTAGCTGGATCTGACTTTACAACTGCTGAAATTACAAATTTGGCTATTGATTCAGTAACGGATCTAAGCGGGAAGTCTTTCAATGACTTTACCAATCATGATGACCATAAAAATATAAATATTTTATTGGCTGGCTATATCGACCGTAATAACTGGTTGGAGGCAGCCTAATGAAAGATTATAACTGCCCTACTTGCAAGAAGATGATTCCTGTTGACCGTTCAAAAATCAAAGCTGGTGATGAGGTTTCATTTTGCAGAGTAACCCAATCTTCTAAATCTGCACGTTTTTCTTCTAGAGAAGGAATTGTCAATTGCCGTGAAGGTGATGTGGTTTTAGTTAAATATCGCAAAGAAATTATTCCTTTAAATATTAGGGACGTCTCACCTGTAGATGCTCCTAGCCCGCTTACGTATGCCTTTGTTGGTACATGCGAATGTAAGGAGGCTGAACATGTCTAATTTCAAAAAACACCCTGACGGCTACATGTCATTTTTAGGCCGTGATGATAAGGGCCTCTACTCTGTCCGCATTGGCTGGCAAGTGTACGCATCTAATGCTAATGGCTCAGTTCTTTACAAAGTTAAAGACGGAGTTAAGACGCCTTTAAATGTGTTCAGGTTCCAAACTTCTTATCCAAAAGTTTGGAATGAACTCACCCAAGAAATCGATTTCCAACGCAGAAAGCAGCTCGCAATAAAACTGCGTGAAACAAACATCCCTACTTATGACCGCAAAGCATATAAGCAAAAACGCGGCTTCACCGGCTCTAGATGAGGATAAGAAAAATGGCGTTACCGATTATTACTGCTGACCAAACTTTATTGGTTCAAGCAATTATTGTGTACCTATACGCTGATCCGGGTTTAGGTAAATCATCGATGGGCTTTACTGCGGAAAAAGCAATTTCTTTTGACTTTGACCGTGGTGCTCACCGTACTGGTGAATTACGTCGAGGTGCGGTTGTACAGGTTCAACAATGGAGTGATGTTGCAAACCTTACGCCGCAGGACTTAGCACCCTATAAAACCGTAGTCATTGATACCGTGGGTGCAATGCTTGAATGCATTAAAACCCACCTGTTACTTACGGCAAATAACCGTCAAAAAGATGGTTCTTTAAAGTTAAAGGCTCAAGGTTTAGCGAACCAAACGTTCAAGCAATACATCAATACTTTGATCAGTTTAGGTAAAGACGTTGTTTTCATTGCACACGCTTCAGAAGATCAAAACGGTGATCAAATTATTTACCGCCCAGATCTAGGTGGTAAAAACCGTAACGAGCTTTACCGTATCGCAGATGTGATGGGTTATCTAACAACTGTTACTACAGGTGAAGGTAAAAATGCCCGCGTTATTAATTTCAAACCTTCGCCTACACATCATGCGAAAAACTCAGGTGCTTTAGGCGGTGAAACCGGTGAGGTATGGGTACCTGATCTTAAAGCACATCCTACTTTCTTGGCTGACCTGATTACTCAAGCTAAAGATCACATTAACACCTTAACGCCTGCACAACTTGCAGCAGCTAAAGCCCAAGAAGAGCTAGAAAACTGGAAACAAAGCTGTGAAGAAGCTGAGCATGCAGGTGACCTTAATCAATTAACTGAGTCGCTTGATAAAGAACACATGTATTACCAGAACATGCGCCAAGCAATGTTAATGAGAGCTAAAGCATTGAATTGCACGTTTGATAAGCAACGTGGCACTTGGATTAGTCCACCAGAATTTAACGGTATCTCAGATCAACAAAGAGATGAACTTCAAAACTTCATAGCTGAACGTGGCCTAGACGTAAAAACAGTATGTGAGCACTTAGGTATCGATGCCCTTATTCAAATTGAAGCAGCAAAACTTAAGGCAGTTAAACAAGACATTGAAACATTAGCTAAAACGGGGATGACAGCATGAATAATCTAATCACTGCAGCTGAAGCATTTGCAGCTCTTCAAAAAGGTAAAACTGTTCTTTGTCGTCATATTGGAGACATGTTGGACTTTTCTGACTTAGATCAATTCCCCGCTTCTGTTTTTGGTAAACCGGGTTTTGAATTCTGCATCAAAATCGAAACTATTGAGCTGGCTGGCATTACATTCACAAAGCCATTAACTATTGATGAATATGAGGAGGGACAGGATGTTTTTGTAATTACTACATATTCGCCTTCTATTTACGTCGTGAATTTTAGAACCACCGCATTAATTGAATCTATTAATAGCGGCTTTGTTCAACGTGATGCAGAAAACGCCAAGCTTCAATTAAAAGCACTATCTAAAGCGTTAGGTTTTGAAGTTAGTGACGATTTTAGTGTTATTCGCCTAGGTGACGAACCAAAGAAACAGCGTGCTAAGAAATCAAAAGGTGCACAGACAGTAGTTGTAGAAAAGACTTCTGAAATTGTTGATGAAGTTAAACAACCTACAATTGTTATTACTGAGCAAACAAATGTAACTACTTCTAAAGACTCATTGGTGCAATCCGAAGATATTTCAGAAAATATAGGATCAGCTTTAGATAGTGCGATTGTTATTACAGAACAACCTTATGTGTCTTCACCTGAAGATTTTTTAACTCAGCCTACACCTGAGCAAGAAAAAAACAATGAGTATCAGCAAACCCTAGATACTCTTCTACAGCGTGTAAAAGAGTCAAAAACACCTGCAGAAGTAAATGCGGTTTATCGTTATACCCGCACATGGGATGACGAACAAATGAAGCCTATCCTTCTCGCCACTCACAAACGTCTTGAAGAGCTAGAAAAAGAAAAGGCATCTGCTAATGAGCCACCCTCTTTAATGGTTCAAATCCAAACTGCACCAGACCTTACAACGCTAGATGCTTTGGAAATAGACGTGGCTGCACGAGATCCGCAGATTCAACCGAAGCTAATGGGGTATGTGAGAAAACGCCGCTATGAATTAGAGAATCCTACACCTACTCAACAAGAATCTACCCCTGATTATTTATTAGTGGACGGTTTCTAACATGAAAGATCAGTACAAGAAAGTGAGCCAAAAACACATGCTTGGTTTTATGTACTACTTGCAATTGCTGGGCTACGTAATAGTCCGGCAAGGCATGGACCAAGCAATGTTTCTAACAAAGCATTATGCGGTACCAGTTGCTTGGCGGCGCATAACGATCGACTATCACAACCGATTAAATAAACCTGCCCAGCAGCTTTATAAAGAGTTTGTTGAGTGGACTAAAGAAGAATATTTGAGGGCTTAGGTAATGATTGATTTAAAAACAAAACAAGCTTTTTGGTCTGAACAATTACCTTTCTTTAAAGAAAAATATTGGATTCCCGGACATCTAGATGTACTCGAATTTGATATGAATGCTGGTTGTTTTGATATTGCTGAAGGCGTCAAAACTGATCTAAGTGAAGAAGACCTTTTTGATGTTTACCATCGTGTAAATAGTGGTTGGGCAATGTGGAAAAAAGCCGTGAATTTCATGAAATCCAAAGTTCCAACGTGGATTAGCGTGAATGATGAATTGCCACCTACTGACATAATGGTACTTATTTGTTGGGCAGATGCTCCTGATGTCACCCCAGAACAAGACTATATGACTATTGATGAGGATTTAAATAGCGTATGGGCAAACTATCAAAATGATCCACCTTCACATTGGATGCATTTTCATAGTGTGCCAAACGTATCGGGAGCTGAACAATGAGCATAACACTTAGCGGTCATCAACTAAAAAGCCTTCTCGAATTTGTAAATCCAGATGGTGAGAAAGATTTAGATCAACTTGATACTGAACTAACAATTAAATTCTTTGAAGTTGGCCACAGTGGAAAAGGCTATTACTTTTGGATGACCGAATATCCAGAAGAAGGTGCAATGAAGTTGGATATTGAATCGGGAGCTGAGGGATGAGTGAAAAAGCATTTAAAGATTTAAAAATTCGCTTCCATTTGGCTATTGGTGTGGCTAATGGCGATCGTGAGGACTTTGGGAAATTATCGGATTGGATCGAAGAAGAAAACTGGGAAATGATGGATGAGGAAGAGCAGAAAGATACTCTTTCAGAAATTGCAGAGGAATGGGCGCAGCAGTATTTAGATTTAGGAGCGACAGTTGAATGAATGCACAAATTTTAGATCCATGCTGCGGCTCAAAGATGATGTGGTTTGATCGTCAAAATCCAAATGTAGTATATGGTGATATCAGAAAAGAAGAACATACATTGTGTGATGGTCGTTCTTTAGTGATTGAACCGGATGTGATGATGGACTTTCGCAACATGCCTTTTAATGATGGCCAATTTACTTTAGTTGTGTTTGACCCTCCTCACCTGGTGAAAGCAGGAAAGCAAAGTTGGCTAGCCGCCAAGTACGGGAAGTTGTCAGAAGATTGGCGCGAAGATATTCGCAAAGGTTTTGCAGAATGCTTTCGTGTGTTGGCCAATGGTGGTGTTTTAATTTTCAAATGGAATGAAACACAAATCAAAGTTAGTGAAGTTTTAGCGCTCACAGATCAAAAACCATTGTTTGGCCACATTAGTGGAAAGCGCAGTAACACACATTGGATTACTTTTATGAAAGCGGAAAGTAAGGAGGAGTAAATGGGACAAATAGTTAAAATAGAGGCTAGCATTCTAGAAAAGATTGTTGCTGTAGCTGAACGTATTGCTCAGTCAAAAGAAGAACGCCGAGTTGGTCGTGAAGAATTTGCACACATGCTCAATATCGAACCTGAAACTCTAGACGCTCGGATTCGTGAAGGCAGATACCAAAGGCCATACAAGGATGGGCGAAAAAGTTTTTGGTTATTGTCCTACGTGCAATCTGTCGTTACAGACACAAAAGAATCTGGTAAAGTAGCCACCTATTGA